CCATTATAGCGGTCTATAAGAAATTGAAAATAGTTGTTATCTGCACCATATTCAATCCAATCTTCACCATTAACTTCTTTAACCTCTGGTGATGTATATGTACTTAAATTAACAAAGCCAAATTCAGAAGATTTAGATGCCTTTGCAAATTGTCCCTTTTCGTTTCTTTTTCTCATATTACAATGTAATCATTATTGCTACCATTATATGTGGTGTATTGGTCTTTATTTATTTTGTAAAAATCATTATCAACTTGTATTGCATCTTTTTGTTCGGTGCAAAATGCTCTATCTCTATATATTACAGAAACTTTTGTTGCATCTGTATAAATTGTTAAATCATAAAAATGACCCTCAACTAAATTTACATATTCAGTACCATATATAATGTAAGTATCATTATCAATTTCAATATTACCAACACCACCAACTCTTGGTACAAGTGTATAATCTACAATAACATTTGTACTATCATCTCTTAAAGTCATATAAGCATTTGTTACATACTCTCTTGGTATAATTGTAAATCTATTGGTAGCTTGTGGTATTAAAAGTATCATCAATTATATAACGTATAAATAAGACTAATTTGTAAAAACAAAAAAAAGCACCCTATAAAGGATGCTCTTAATTATAACTAACTTACTGATTATGCAGTTGGGTCAATTTGTGTTGCATCTGCTGATACCGCTGTTGCCAAGAATAATGGTGCCGTTTCTTCCATACCCTCAAAGGTAAGTGTAAACCCACTTAAATCTCCAGCGGCTGCGCCAGTTACTACTGTACCACCAGTACACTCCATACCATTTTCAAAACCACATAGGAAATTGTTTCCATAGTAATCTTGTACTACAATATATGGACGTGCAGTTGCTAGAGTTTGTAACTCATTTTGCGTTTGCGCATCTAAAAATGTTAGTGTTAAATTTAAAGTTTGAGTATAAAATGTTGTTCCGTTTTCTCTGCTACTTGTTACAGTAGTTTCTAAACTAGAATTTCCTTTTACATCATACTCATAAAATGTTGGTGAACCAGTAAAGGTTGCTTCTTTTGTTGTAGCATCTATTGTTACCGCTGTAATAGCACCAAAGTCTGCAAATAAAACTTTTTTAATGCCACCAAAGGCACTTTTACAAGGCAGTTTTCTACCCGTTGTTAATGTACAAGCCATTGTTTTTTATGTTTTAAAAAAAAAGGGTGAGCAGATTACCTACCCACCCCTTTCAATTGATTAATTAATTAATTATGCGTACTCTACTAAATCAGATGCAATTCCGAATTGTACTGCACTTGTAAAACGCATTACCATTCTCACATTGTTACTAGCATCAAGATTACTCATATCTAGAACCTTAACCTCATTTGTTGAGTTTAGTAACCCAGTTCCAAAGTAAAGGTTAGAACGTTGTGCTGCGTACATTTTGTTGTCGCTCATTCCTGGACATACAAAGATTTTTACTCCATTCACCGTTAGGCTTCCGTTGTTCCACCATTGTGTTCCCATATTAGCTACACCATTTGCTCCTAAACCATTTGCTCCAAAACCACCTAGTGCTTGTACATATAGTTTAGCTGCTTTACTTCCGATGTATAAGAATAAATCTTCTTTTCCGTATAGTGCTGCTGGTATTGCATCAACTACTTTAGAAAGTTCATCAATGATGTTTGTAGATAACAACCCACCAGCTACTGCTGCTACTTGTTGTGCTGCTGGAATATCTCCCGCTGCTGCTGATGCTGCAATTAGCTTCTCAAACCCATCAAATGAGTTGTTAGCTGCTGCTGCTGTATCACCTTGCCAGATACAAAATTCTGTGTTCTGTGCAACTTCAGATGCTACGTGTGCAATCATAAAGTCTGTGAATTTTGGAGGTAATGTTTGACCAAGACCATAACCCATTGATTGTGCTTCCCAATCGTTTACGAAGTCATACTTACATAATTGTAAGTTTACTTGTAGTTCTTTAGGCTCAATTATTCTTTCAGTTAATGTGATTGTAGATGTAGGTGAAAAATCACAAGATGCAGATGCTACTAAAGCATTTGTTGCAAGTTTCTTAATTACTTCTTTAAAAGCAATGTTTGCCTTTACTGTTAAACCGCCATCATCAATAGTTGATGCACTCAATAAAGCCGCGGCGATGTAAGAACCAGCACTTTCTCCAGCATATGTAGTGGTGATGTTAGTGGTTGTTGCTAAATTTACGTTTCTTTTATTCATTTTTATTTGTTTAATTTGCTTAATACTCTATCTAGTGTTGTGTTAAATTGTCCTTTGGCAAATTGCACTTGTTTCTTTTGTGGTGCTTTTGCTTCTGGATTATGTTTGATTGGTTTTACTGCTGAAAGTTCTTCTTTAACTTCTTCAGCCATTTCAACTTCTTCTTCTTTTTCTGCTTCTACTTTGTCAGACTTTAAATCTGCAATAGCATCTTCTAGGTTTTGGATTTTATCTTCCATTTCTCTAAAAGTATCTTTAGTTACATAGTTTTCTTCATCCATCATTTTTTCTTCTTCTTTTAAATCTTCTGTAATTTCTTCACCATCTTCTTCTTCTTTGGCTGGTACTTCATCAGATACTTCACGAACATCTGCAATAACACCTTCTTCTTCTACAACTACCAATCTTCCATCTTCAAGGATGTACTCACCTACTGGCATTGCAATTTTCTCATCATCTGTTACGATGAAGATTTCTTTACCTTTTTCAAATGCTTCTGCACTTACTACAGTACCATTTTCTAACTTCATTTCTTCAAGTTTAACCTCGATGTTTAGAAGTGTTTTTATTTCGTTTAACATTTCATTTGCTTTCATACTATTTATATAACGGTTATTAAATTAAAATTTGCATTTTCAGTCTGTTCGTGTTATTACTCCAATACCTTGTGCTTGCATAGAACCATCACAACAAGAGATAGAATACTTGTTAGTGTCCCAGCATAAACAAGCACGATTACCCCCAAGAGGTGATGTTCTACTAGGTATAAATGTTTTGTTGTTTTTAGTTCTCTGCATTAAGTATATCTTTTATCTTATTAAGTAAAATATCATCTTCACTCATTAAGTCCTCTAGTGTTTTGTCTTTAGGTGTTTCCATTTTATCCGCAAAATAGCCCTCAATAGAAAAACCCTTAACTTTATTTGTTTTAACATACTCATTCCAAACATCTTCATTGTTTACTTTTACACTTCCCATCCAAGTTCCTAGCGGTAAATCCATTCCATACTTTACACTTTTATCGTGTACTTTATCTTCTACCAACCAGCTTTCAACCAATGTTAAACCACTTAATACTTCAGAATGTTCAAGTGTTGAATTGCTTTGGTTTCCTTTTTGTAAGAACATTTGAGATGCTTTCACAATCGTATCTTTTGAAAAGTATATATAATACTCACCCTCTGCGCCACTGCGGTAAATAGGCTTATTTGGTATTAATAATGCACCCATTAGTATTTTCTTTTCTTTGTCTACTTCTGCTAATTTAATTTCTTGGTTCTTTAAAGCAACAAAATCACTCTCAATGGCTGGACTTTCTACTATTGAGATAGCTTCTACTCCAATATCATCTTGTTCTTCATCTAAAATAAGTTCTATTATCTTCATAAATATATAACGTGTTTAGTTTTTAATTTTGCATTTATATAGATGCACCCTCAATAATGTTTCTGTCTAATTCTTGTGCAGTTGTCACATCATTACTTACTACAAATGCTCTTGTAGGTCTTTGTGTTTGTCCACCTATTGCATCTGCTAATTGTGTTTCTCCACTTGAACCTACTACATTAAATGCTGGTGGTATTTGTGCACCACCTCCAGCCCCAGAAGCTGGGTTTGTTCCACCTCTAGCATTACTAGGTGTTGTTTTTAATATATCTTTTACAGACTTAAAACCAATGGCTGCGGTTGTAGCTATGTTTGCTATTTTAACCCCAAACTCAAAAGGTGTTACAGTCTTTGTAGCAAGTTCTGCTGTTATACCTTGATATGTATTTATTAATGCAGCAGCGGCAGCGGTAGCCTTACCAGCAGCACTCTGGTCATCAAACAAAGTAGACATATTGCCTAATGTGTTTTTAACCATACTTAATTGTGCTGCATTTTTTATTTTTTCATTTTTTTCATCTTCAGCTGCATTAGCATCTTTTACACCTTGTATTTTGTTTTCATAAAAAGCCGCAACTTGTGCTTTAGCTATAAAATGAGCACCCAAATCTTCTAGTTCTTTTAACTTGCGTTCTTTCTCTAATTGTATTTTTTGTATTTCTGTTTCTGCTTCTAAATCTTGTTGCTTTTTTACAAATGCTTTTTGTATGTCAAATATCTTTTGTAGTTTTTTATCTACAACAACTGGTTCTTCTTTTGCATCTTTCTTTACTTGTGCTGCTGCTTCACGTCTTGCAGTAAGTAGTTCTGTACTTAATCTTTTTTGTAAGTTAAGCCTTTGTGTTTCTAATTGTATAACACTAGCTTCTAATTGTGCAGCTTCATTTAAATCATCTTTGTTACTTTTGGTTAGTGAGTTTTCTGTTAATTTAGCTTCTAACCTCAACTTTGCAACGGCTGTTTCTTTTGCGGCTAAATCTTCACTAATTTTACCAGCTTCTTCTAAAAACTCTATTCTTTCTTTTGCCGTAAACTTTTCTTTATTAACCGCCTTTTCTCTTAACCTGGCAATGTCTTGTTCTGCTTGTGCCCTTTCAATAATTAGTTTTCTTGCTGCCTTTTCTGCGTTTGCTCTTTGGTCTGCAATCTTTGCTGCTGCTGCTGCATCTGATGCTACTTCTTCACCAAACTTTTTTACACTTTCAATAGCACCGCTTACACTATCTGTTATACTATCAACACCTAGTACAACTTGACCTAAACTATCACCAGCAATCTTTCCTGCTTCTTTAAAGTTACCTTTAAATAGTTGTTCAACCGCCTTACCTAAATTTGGTATTAAGTTAATCAGCCCCTCAAACCTAGTTGTAATGTTATCTTTTATTAGACTAGCAAAGTCTTTTATTGCTTGTTTAGGGTTTTCAAAAACACTTATAATACTCTCACCTAAATCTGCTAATAAGTCTAAAAGGTTGCCAGTAACACTACCAATAACACCTAGTATTTTAGCAAACTTATTTTGTCCCTCTTCACTTCTAGTAAATGCTTGACCTAATGCAGTAACCGCAATTAATAAAGCACCAATACCAGTAGCAATAATAGCAAATTTTAAAGATTTAAACCCAGTTGTAACACCAGCAACGGCAGTTTTAAAAGATGCAAATTTAGAAACTGCACCGCCACTAATTTTATCAAGTGTTCCACCCATTTGTTGAGTAGTTTTGCTTGTGTCTTTTACTTCCTTGTTTACATCTTCAACACCTTTCTCTAAACCCTTTAAACTCTTTTGGGCATCTTTAGTGTTTACTTCTAAATTAATGGTTTTTGTTATTGCCATTTTATTTGTTTTTTAAGTAGTTTAATTCCATTCTTTACATTTTTAGGTAAAGCATTTTTTCCTTGTGCTATCTTTATGTTTTCAGTATCACCATC